CGAGGCTTTGGTATGTACGTAAGTCGCATCTGCTCATATTCGTACGGAATTTTTTTGCTACTGAGTTTTTTCGCTATGGATAACTCGAAGTTAGATCGGAATCCTGCCTTACGATTTCCATGCTTCATAGTTGCATTCCTATCGATCCCATTCTTTGTATCACGTACCCTGCCACTTTGGGGGAAAGTTTTTCTATTGTAGAAAGTTCGTTTGTCAGACGATTCAGTGGGACGCATACAGTAACTCCAGAATGTGATACTCTGCCTATCTTTTGCAGTTCAGATTCGATACGGGTGATGTCACGCTTTTCTGTGTTTGATGACAGTGTGCCTAGTTCGCTGTAGTTGTCGCGCAGTGTGAAGGGTAAACCTCGCTCATTCATACGAAGACGAATAAGCCTACGCTCACCCCCAATACCACCGTGAGACTCGACATAGACATGGTGAAGGTCTTTGTTCATATCCATCAGTTCTATCTCGTAGTCTCTGACAAAGAGATACGGCACATCACACCTCTTTTGTTTTAAGTTTTGTGTACCACACTTTCGGTGGTGACTTTGCTTGTGACGTTACACGATCATGCAGTTCTGCTTTCGGCCAGCAGTGGCTTCTGTAACCGCACAGGTTGCATTCTTTTGCAAGTACCTTGTTCCCTGTCTGTAGGGTTTCGCCTTTGCGTCTGTACGTCTCAAACTCATCAGGGTACGGCTTGAACTCTTTGACGTTAGGGTTTGTCAAAAATTTGACACGCTCTACAGCATCTGCTAGATATTTGACACGATCTTCGTCCTGCCATTCCGGTGCCTCAACTACAGCCACCTCACCACTCGACTTGTTGACAACAATCCACCCGCCAAAGGGCATACCAGTTGCTGCAGAGTACAAGAAGCCCTGCATGACGTACCCAAATGGATCGTCTTCCTTGAGGCCATCATAACCGCCGAACCCAGTGAACTTGTTCTTGAATGCCCAGTCACTTGCGGACTTGATATCCCACACCTTCTCTGTGCCAGTCTCATCCCGTATGATTACGTCGAGTGTACCCTTGATCGTCTGGTCACCTAGCTTCAATTCGACCTGTCGCTGGGCATCTACTATGTCAACGCCACCTTCTCGCATGACAAGCATGAGAATGGCTTCCGTGATGTCACCGAACATAAATCGAAACAGCGTATTATACTGCATCGACTCCTTTATGCCCTTCTTATCTAGAACTTGCTGACACAACGGACGACCTAGCCCAGACATGCGAATGCGATACTCACCACGTTTTTCGGTGAGTTGTCTGTTTACAGAGTGCCTTGTATCTTCCACAAAGGCAGAAAGACCTGCGGGGGAAACGCTGGTTTCCCCCCGCAAAGCTTTGGACATATAGTCCTGAATGTTAAGCAGCGTCAGCATTTTTGAAATCCGCCGCCAGATCGATGTCTGATCCATCTGACATAAGCTTAGATGCTTCCCTGTGTTCATTCATTACGTTTTCGTTGTGACCCTTGACGGTTTCTGCAAAGGTTCCCAACAGTTCCTTGTCTTCGTCCGAAATAGATACAGTGCTATCGAACGTAGGCATTGGTGTCCAATAGGTTACACTGCCCTTCTTCTGCTTGTTGGTTCGAAGCAGGATGGTTGTTTGGGCCATCAATTTACTTTGCTTCGTAAGCCCTTGAATGAAGTCTGAGATGGGCTTAAACCCTGACCGCTTGAAGTACGCAATCATAGGCTCGTCCGTAACCTCTACAGGTGTACCATCAGCAGAGTGGAATGTGCCACTGATGCGTCCGTAAATAACTTGGTTACATACGACAGCGCGAGATGTTAGGTAACGCACATCATCCTTGTCTAGTATGTCCTCTTCGTCACGAGTGAGACGACCACACTTGTTGCCTCCCTGCGTGTCGGGAAAGCCACCACCAAACGAGGTCTTCTGAACTGACTTGCATGAGAAGCCGCCCTTACCATCATTTGCTTCTGGGTCATACATAGAATACTCGTAGGTACGAAGCAACGCTCGAAGCTTTACTTCTTTCGCAAAGATGTACTGTCCGTTGAAGAACATCTTCCAGTCACCCCTTGTTAGGTTGTGACCATCATCCGTCTCTTGATCGTAGTTAATGTTCAGACGAGGAAGCCCGACCCTCTCAGAGGCACCGCCACCTTGTCCGGTAAGCTTCATCATCTCTTCCACGTTATCGCTCGACATAGCCGCTACGATGTTGTCCAAATCGTTATCCATTTCCATTAGTTCGTTCCCTAGCATGATCCTGCGATCTCCTTTTAGTTTAGGGGTTGGTAGAATGATATTACTAAACTACTACATGTAAGTCAAGCCAATTATCGCCACTTTTTATTTCAATCTCGACAGGCATGTCATAAGTCACACCGTATCTGCGTTCTGTTTCTTCAGGCAGCGATAGCATTGCTTCTCGCATCAGCTTGATACAAATGTCAAATTCATCTGGGTGACAATCCAAAACAATAGAATCGTGGACTGTGTTGCAGATGACAGATCGTAGTTTGTTTTCTTGAAATAGTTTGTCTAAGCGCACCAGTGCAGCGGGCAACAAGTCGGCAGTCGCAAAGCCTTGAACGGGGTAGTTGCATATGTTTGTCCGGTGTGTTGCCGTGCCGTACTTTGTCCACCGCGCATCAGGGAAAGCGTACTGCCTTCCGGACGGTAATGTCACTACACGCTTTTCAACGGCCTCTCGCTGCAAGTCCTCGTGCCAAGCACTAACACCCCCGTACTTCTCCTTGAATGCCCTGTAGTAGCGTTGTTGAGCCTCTGTGCCCGTAGTGCCACCATAGAGAGGCTTGAAGGTGTGTGCCTTCGCTTCTTGTCGTGTGCATCCTATGACGCTGGCAGTATAGTTGTGTACATCCGTACCATCACGGACATCATCGTATGCCTGTTGATCACTGGCTAGAAACCCTGCAACTCTGAACTCTAGTTGCGAGTAATCTCCCTCAACGATCTTGCCGCCCTCAAAGCGACTCTCGACAACCTTGCGTATCTCGAAGGTATTACCTCGTGGCATATTCTGAAAGTTCGGGTTGCGAGACGAAAGGCGACCCGTCGCCGTAACACACTGCATAAATTCCGGATGTACGATTCCGTAGTCATCGACATTGTTTTTCATTCCCTCTACGAAGGTTCCCAAGTACATGCGAAGTGCATTGTATCGCACATACGATGAAGCAAACTCGCGGGCTGGGCCTGACAGTTCAAGTTCACGATCAGCCAGAGTCTCCTTGTCCGTCTTGAAGCCAGCAGATGCTGCGTCACGCACGTTACGAGGTACGACCTTGAAGCCAGCGACCTCGTTTGTCGGACTGTAGATCACACCCTTGCCACTACACTGCTTACAAATACGCAGAGCCTTGCTTGGTGTGCCATCCTTTCGTACGGGGCGTACCCTTCCAAATCCAAGACAAGTGCGGCATCGGCTTCCAACTGTCCTATATACGACATCCGTGTTGTTACGTACAGCGAGGCGAAAGTCCTTGCCTGACATGCGTGTGCGTTGCTTGGGTTTCATTGTGGCACCACGCTGTTCCATGCCCAAGTTGAAAATCTGTGACCACAACTTTTTGTCCTTGACCTTGCGAGAGTAGAGAAGCATCGACCTGTCATCCGGACTGGTCAAGCTGATGGGGGTGTCACCCATAGCCTCACGTGCCATCTCGTTGAGGCGCAGTTCGAGTGTGTCAAGTTCCTCTTGATATTGTTTCTCAATCTGTTCGAGTGTGTCTAGGTTGACCCGCAAGCCATTGCGTTCGATACGGGCCAGTGTGTCGGCCATTTCAAACGACAAGCGCAGTGTCGGCAGTAGATCGTTTGTCATTGTATAGTTCCTCAAATGTAGTGCCAAAGGCTTCTAGTTGTTTAAGAGCAACCTGCTCTGTGCTTATGACATCCGCGATGCCGTACTCTCGCACTATCTCCCACGGTATATCATAAAACGTCTTGCCCTCGTCCAGATACGGCTGAACAAGGTCTTTCTCTTTTTGCACCGTGTCATACTTTTTTGCAAGAGCAGCAAGTCCAAGAGGCCATCTCCGCGCTTTTGATAGAACATACTCTGCAACCATAGTATCATAGATGTCTCCTGTGTATGTGAACCCGCAGTCACGTATCCACTGCAAATCAAATTTGATGTTTTGTCCCACAACAATGTCAGCACAGTCAAGTTCTTTTTGAAATGTCTTAGCTGCATCAGGCTCTGGTTCTCTGTCTGCGTGGTAGTAGCAGTGGTAGTGAACCCCACACCCCAGCCACTTGTAGCCTATCGACACGAGACGGTTACCGAAGTAAGGTAACGCAGTGGTGCCACCGGAAGGTTTTTGTGTGTGGGTTGTCTCCACGTCAAATGTCAGGATATTCATCAGTAGTAAACACCTCTCTGTATATCTATCTGGGTATTGATTGTACCATGCCACCCATTCAACTTGTTCTTTGACACACACACATGACGTACGATGTTTTCTACGTCACTAGCACCCGTCTTGCCTATGCCTATAATAATGTCAGCCTCACCAGCTTTACCAGTCTTCGAGTTGTCCATCATTGAGTAGTCAATAAACTGACGGTCATGTGCATCGTTGCTTGCTTGGCTAACTGCCCACACCAGCAGATTGTTACGCTTGGCTATCTCGCGGGCAAGGACATACGTTTCTTTTAATCGCTCATCACCACGGTTGTATTCGCCAGCAACACGAAACTTGTCTAGCTGATCCATGAACATTATGTCAGGCTTGTTCAGCTTGGCGTACTCGTTGGCTTCTTCCATAGACGTACCCACAGAGTCCATGACTGTCAATAGCGGGGCTATCTCACTGTCATACCGCAGGGGCAACGTACTGCGTTGCTCTACCAGTTCTTCACGCTTCAGGCCAAAGTAACTTTGTATGATGCGTAATTTTATTTTTTCTGCCGGTTCTTCATTAGCCCAATAGGTAACCTTGAACCCCTGCCTGATGTACGATGCGGCGAGGAAACAGCAGAACGTGGTCTTCCCCACTTCTGGGCGGGCAAACAATATACCTAAGTTGCCACGATCCAACCCATCTACCCGTTCTTTGATCAGATCAAATTCAAAAGGGAAATCCTTTGCTCCCGTGTGACTGTCCAACAATTCGCCTATGCCAGCCTCTACCTTTGTGTAGGTTGTTTTGTCACTGATGCGTCCGTCCTCTACAGTCTCAATGAGTGAACGCAACTCACCAAACTCTTCGCTTTCACCTGTGAATATTTCAATGGCCTTCTCCCCAATGACCCGCGCACGATCACGCAACCAGAAGTTACGCACCATGTCTAGGTGCATATCCGTGTTATC